GGCTCTATATCTTTAGCAAATTTAACTGCCTGCTCTGACTTTGCTCTCTTCTCTCTTCGTTTATCTTTTTCAAGATTTTCTTTACTGGTAAAGGCTTCCCTTCTTTCTTCCAATTCACGAGCCTGTTTCAACTGTGGAGTCTCATATATCCCTCTACGTAATGCTTCTCCGAAATCGCCTATAGGGGTTGGAGTTTTTCTCTGTGTAAACATATTTTCTGAAGTTCCAACAGATTGTTCAGGATATTCTTCTGCAGGAACATCCTGAGTTTGTTGTGGCTCCCCAAAATTGAACCCTCCAAGAACAGCAGTTTGGACCATTTTACTTAACCCTTTAGGGTCAGACTTAGCTAATGCTCTAAACACTCCCTCATAAGGAGTTCCTTTAACTTGTTGAAATAATGGCTCTAAAGATTTTTCTATGCGTGTTTGCTGTTGCCTCGCCAACATATCTTCCATATGAAGCTTCTGTAACGATTCAAGGCCTGAAGAGACACCTTTTTCAAGACCTTGAGAAAACCCTTGGCCAATATAAGCGCCAGGATTGAATTGTGGTACTATTGTTGCCATATCTGTTCCTTATATCCCTAAAAGAGGTAATAACTTAGCGATGACCGCAGGATTTTTGGCAAGTTTTTCTATAATCGCAGTTCCACCAGCACCTGCCATTTGTCCACCAGTAGAGAATAAACCCTTCAAAAGATCAGGAATTAAACCACTTGTAGCAGGATTAACAAGATTCTCCCATTGAGGTCTTAGTCCCATACCAATAAGCTGCTGGAACATAGGTTGTCTTTGAAGATTATAATTTTCTTCTAATGCTGCAAGATTGCTCATAAGATCTGATCCTGATGCACCTAATGCTTGCTGGAATCCTGAAGAACGGCGTCCTCCCATAGAAGTAAACCGTTCAGAAAGTCCTGGCACTATCTGCTGTTGATATTGCCTTATAGCTTTATCACGTATCGGTCCGAAATCAAACTGCTTAAGTCCTTCAAACCCAGTATTCATCATCCTGCTCATCATCTGCTGTGCTTCAGGTGTATATTGCTGTGCCTGTTGTACCCGTTGAGGCGACCCAAAAAGTGATTCCCAAACTTGTGTACCAAACCCCGGCTGCTGTGCTGTCTGTTGGCCCATAACTTGATTCATGGGCTGATATACTTGATTACCATATTGTGCTGGCATACTATTCTCTCCTAATACTATTAAACTGTACCTGTACCTAGAGTAGTATGAAATAAACTAAAAGTTATCTACAAGGAGAGCATAATGCCATCTTCACAAAAAGATCCAGGACTCTATATAGAGAATACAAGCATCTACGACATACAATCTATATATAGCTTAGACATCAATAGTAAACAGTTTAAAGAATTTCTGGTACTTCTTACCAAGAGTATCAATAGACATGCTATGGCAATAAACAACAAAGATACAGGATTCTATCCACTTACAGAATTCATAAACGGCCAGTTATACTTTCCTGATCCTACAGGAAGTTCAACAAGTGCACAGACCCCTACGCAACGTAACGTATTCAGAAAAGTATTCAATTGTGGCGCACTTTTAAATAATGCCAATCTTGCTATTCCACACAATATAGATCTTACGTCTACGTTCAAATTCACACGTATATATGGGGTAGCTTCTGACCCTGTAGCGCTCAGTTATATTCCGTTACCTTATGCAGGTCCTACACCAGGATATATACAATTGTATGTAGATAACCTTAATATCAATATAAGAACTACTGATAATAAAATTGCTTATACCAATACCTTTGTAGTACTCGAATATATTAAATATTAACAATGTCCCATACTGGTTAGAATATGGGACATGAATAAAGCTAGTACAAACGTGATGCTGTAGGTCTTGTATGAATTAACATAGCATTAAGTTGAAAATCAGATAATACATAATCTATAACTCTCATCTGTTCTTCGGTCCATGTTATATGGAACTGGATAGATGTACCTTCATTTTGGAAATATACTGGATGCCATAGTTGTTCTTGCCAGTTCTCAAGAGGTACTGTTGCATATGGAGATAGTTCCAACATACCAGTACCCAATAAAGACCCCGTTATGGAACCACCGTCAACCAAAGGACACTGGGAATAAGTAGGATAACATTCTACAAATAATTGTGGATCAAGATGATTAGGCCCTTGAGGTTCACTATTAACTAAGAAATCTACTTTATTAACACAAGTACTCGAGCCTTCTTTAAGATAGAAGTTAAACTGTTTAGTAAGTATATCTATCTTACTTATCCGTGTTACGGTTCCTCTACCTGTATATACATCAACACCAATATCAGGCATATCCTCAAGCGTAAACGTATCTTTAGTAAGTACGGTAACACTATATATATGACCATTCATCTGGGTAATGCCAGAACAGTTCTCAATAAGAACATAACTGTTTACAGGAAGATTATGATCTATAACCGTAAATATATGGCCAGGGTTGGTAATATTAGTTATCTGCAATGCAGGAGCATTGCGTTTTCTATTCACATCAATAAAGAAGGTAAACCCTTCCTGATTGCCTGCTATAATAAGCTTAGGTAGATCAGCAAGCGCTCCTGAACCCCATATATCAGTCGTTTCTTCCCATGTAGCACCCATAGAAGCCCATGTAGCAGCATCATCAGCATAATAATAACCAAATGCTGTAATACTATCATCATTAAATGCCCATGAAGAGTTTCTATAATTATATACTAATATCCTATTAGGAAACTTATAGGTATCAAGAACCTGATATGTAGGTGTCGATATAGCCCAATAGACCATCTCACTATAATAATCCCGTATTCCATAAACACGTTCAGGACCATTATTATCATTGTTAATCTTAAATACTTCGTCAGGTATAGAACTGTCTATACGTTCTACCTGAGTACCGTTACATGCATGAATGCCTACATTACCGACGCCAAGAACAACCTTATCAAAAGGTACTTGTGACATGGTAGATTTAGCACCAAGCTCTGTATTGATCTGTTGCCATGTAAACGGCAATATCTGGTTACCTGTGTAGACAAACTCCCAGGTACTTGATGAAAAATATACAATAAGTCTATCTCGTAAGAACTGTGCGGTCTTAATAGGCTCTTTGCATGGACAATCGATCCAACCGCCACGACCTGGTATATCTTCACGCCATGCTATAACTTCAGGTGTACCATCTTGCTCTAAAGGAGAACCATTCTGGCACCAGCGTGCTCTGTTAAAATATATCGTTTCAACACCATTGATAGATTCTATAGTATTAAACGCTACAAGATGATCCTTAAAGGGTAATATAATACGTGCAGTTTTAAGGTAATTAACAGTACCCGTCTTACTCGTATAAAAAGTCCACTGCGCTGCCGTATTTCTACGCCAGAACCCAACTACTTGGTCATACCATGTAATACCATCAGCAGGGTTATAGTTTGTAGTAAACAATAACGTATCGTTAGGATTGTCGCCCTGCCAATTAGTACTCCAAAAAAACTGAGAATCATCACCTGACCAATCTATCCCTCCAAGACGATTCCAGCCGCCAGCAGCATATTGATAGGCATACTTCGTATCAAATGCATATGTAGGATTATTTACAGATTGACCTATCTGATATTCTGCAAAACCCATAACAGGCAATGAAGGATAAAAATATATCTGTGTATTAGGTATAGAACCTGTAAATATATAATGTCCTGTAGTCGTATCAAACCGTGCGAAATCACCAGCACTTGATAACATAAGAACATCGCCAGGACCAGGTTGATATACCGTATAGATCTGATCACCTACAGAGAACATAGCCCCAACATCAAATGCAAAGCCTGGAGCTACACCATTAGGTACAAACCCATCAGCAACACCCAAACCATCAGTAGTACCATCAGCAGTAGGTATAGCTATACGTAATCGTGACCTTAAAGGTTGTAATACAGAGTCTACCGATTCGTCCATAAGCCTAGAGCCGAATCGTTTACGGACTCTACCACGAAATACATATGCATTATCAAGCTGCGCAAATGCATTATCAGGTATCATAAACGGCTTGATATCAAGTTCTAAACCATGATCATATGGAGCTATAAGAAACTTATCCATATTATGCTCCTATGAGCATAAAACTGAACCAAGAATCATCTCTAACTGTTCCTGCATAATTATACGTACCAACATAAAATTGTTGGCCAGGAAGATCAGGCCTTGTATATATAGCACAATGTGCAGGCGCT